AATCCATGGCACTAAATGTACATCACACCCATCATAGTTTAACGTTGATGGTTTCATAACAATATTAATATTGCTTGTATAATAACCTAATAGTTCTTTAAGAGAACATAGATCATTTGTGTTCTTATGGAATACATCATGGTTACCTGGAATAATATCCATAGTCATACCATTCTGTTTCATAGGCTCAAGGAAATGTCTGCGGTTAGCATTCAATGCCTTAAAGTTTACGAATTTCCTATGGTCATAATAATCACCTAGATGTATTATATGTTTTATATCATTATCTTTACAGAATGGAAAGAATACTTGCTCATAGAATCTCTCTTGGAAGTCTATGAATATCTCTGAACTATTTCTTACACCACAATGTGTATCATTTAATAATGCTATCTTCACTTCCAGGGATCTCCCATTAACCAAACAACTAAACTATATCTTGTACCTTTTGTTACTTTATTTACCTTATGCCATCTATCTGCTGGAAATACTGATATCGAACCAGCTGTTTGTAATTTAACAAGCTGCTGTGGATCTTGTTTCCAATAATCTTTTTCAACATCAATATACATTTCACCACCTTCATAATCATCATTAAGGTTTACTGTGATACTTAGCTTTCTTATTTTACCATCTTTACGCCATGGAATAGCAGTATCACGATGCCATCCGTAATGCCCACCTTTTTCGTATTTAGTAAATTGTATTGCTTGAACCGGTTCCCACTGAAAATTCCAACCAGCTTGTTGGTTTGCTGTTTCAATATATGGCTCTAACATTTGCATTATCCACGGATCATATAACCATGCAACTTCAGATTTTCTAATCTTGCTTACAGTATCTTTGTTTGTTGTTGCTGTTACAGTAACTTGATCATTACCGTAATCGATTAGTTGTTTGCATTGTTCTTTTGAAAATGCTCCTTCAAATGTCCATGCGTTGTTTTTTAATCTCATTTAGATACTACTCTATGCTTTGGTGTCCATCCTAATTCTTTTAGTTCGGTTATATCTGCACATGTTATTACACGTTCGTGTGGTGGATTCTCAGCATTTATATTAGGTGATCTATATGGCATTAGTTTTGCTGCTACCTCTTTTAAATTGATTGATTCACCTGTTCCTATATCTACACACTTACCCACCATTATATCATAGTTTTCTATCAATGTACATACAGCAGAACATAAATCTTCTATATGAGTCCAGTCTCTTTCATGATATCCATTAATATATTTAACTGTCTCAGGTTCATTTGTCATTCTATAATACATCATATCCTTTCTTCCTGGATAAACTGTATGAGGTCTAAAGCCTACAAAGTGATGACCATCCATTTCATTAACCTTCTTCGTTGTAGCATATGGATTAGTCCACCATTCATGAGCATTAGAGCTTGATGCGTATAAACATTTCATATTACGTTCTTTACAGAAATCAAACACTCGTCTTGTACCAAGTACATTAGTCTTCCAATAATCTTGAGGAATCTCTAAAGATTTACGAACACCTGTCAAAGCAGCAAGATGGATAACCATATCAAACTTACCTTTTATGTAATCAAACTCGGTGATCTCACCGGTATAACCGTATATTTTATGTCCTTGCTTTTCTAAATATGGCGAAAGGTGTGAACCTATATAGCCACTAGATCCTGTCATTATTATATCCATCTTCTATCCTTCTGAATGTCATCATTAATTTCACGTGCTTTTTCTAATAAGGTTAGTTTACCTTTACCTGATTTAACAAATGCACTTGTATCTTTTGGGAAACACATACCACCAAATCCGTATTTTCTATCTGGCCCTGGTACCATCATATGGCTATTGCCAATACGATCATCCATACCTACTAATTCAGTTAGCTCATCAAATCCATTTTCACCAAACATAGATTTTAGTTCATTAAAGAATATAACCTTGGTAGCTAAGAATGAATTGATTGTATACTTAGCAAAACATGCTGTCCTGATATCAGTAAACTTTCTGTTATCCATTCTTATACCTGCATTCATAAAAAGTGAATACCAATACATACATTGATGTCCACCAAAGATAGCAAACCTCTGATGTAGAAATTCTTCTTTAGAATCAGCTTCGGTTAGGAATTCTGGATTAGTTGTTAGGAACTTATCATCTTGTAATAACTCTATAAGCTCAGGTGATATAGTTGACTTAATAAGGATAGGTACTCGTGTTGCATGCTTACGAATATCATAATGATACTGTTCAATCAACATATCATCACATTCACCTGTCGGACCTTGCGGTGTAGGTAAACATATAATGATACCATCATAATAATTATAATCAGCGTAATCATTAATGCCATCATCTAAAGGATTCATATCCTTAGGTGGATCCATGATCTGTATATAATTTGATGGATCTTGATCTAAACCTTTATAAACTGCTTCACCTACTACACCATAACCAATGATTAATAAGTTCTTCAAGTCATCACCTTCTCTAATCCTTTTTTAACTTTAACCTTTTCTTCTTTCTCAAAATCTTTAATCTGAGCATCAACTTCTTTAATCTTAGAAATCTTCTCACGAAGTGTATCAAGGAATGATTGGTCAATCGGACTATTCATGTCAATAGAAGATACAAAGTCTTCTATGTTTGCTTGCTCCATGAATTTAAATTTGATATCAGCTTGTTTCTTTTCTTTCACAATGCGTCGGATAAAAGCAAAGTAAGCTATCTGTGTAAAATAAGAGAATGCATTAGGCTTACCTGTGCGGGTAGATGCATCTATTCTATAATTGTATATTGCTTTCAAGCAATTCTCAACACCATCCATGACCATCTCATCTCGATATGTATATCGTACAAAGTTTGGTTTATGAGATAGACCTTCACATATTTTCATAAAGCACATTGCAATATAATCTGGTACTATTGGATTTTTATCTCCCTTTGCCTTTGCAGCATTTGCCTCTGTTACATAGTCAACTACAGCATATGAAAACTGCCGGTTATTTACGTAATGGGGTTTGTCTCTAGGTTTAATTTTTTCAGTCATAATATCTCCATGTGTATAAGCATTATATCATATAATGCCTAAATGTACATACTTAAATGCTAAAAGATGATCCGCAACCGCATGTTGTTTTTGCGTTAGGATTACTTACTTGAAATCTTGCTCCTGTTAAGTCTTGAACATAATCGATTGTTATGCCTTCTAAATATTGATAGCTCATTGGATCAACCCGAACTTGCACATCATTTTTTTCAATAACAAAATCACCATCTATATTTTTCTCATCTAATTTAAAACCATAGTTAAAGCCTGAGCATCCACCACCAGAAATATAAACACGAAGACTTTCATCTCCGGTAATCATCTCGGATACTTTACTTGTGGCATTATCAGTTATTTGCATATTTATTTTAACTAAAGTATGTACAAAGCCGCTTTTCTATGTTATAATAAGAGAGTATCTCTGCGGGGGGATAGTATATTAGTGGGTGGTGGCGTTTCCCTTCATGAGTTTAGTTTGTTCTACTAAAAGATCCTGATCATGTTGGATCTCATCTAAAACAATCTTCATGTAGTGTGCCTTTATATCATCTTGAAGATCGGTCTTTAATAACACATTAAAATCTTCAATAGTATGTAATGACCCCATAGAGAATGGTAACCAAGGTGTTAAAACAAAATGGTTATCCGGTTCTGTAATCACTTTCATAGGTTCTTCAACATGGATTAATGAACCATTTGATTCATCATCAATAGTATGAGTATATGCAATGATGTTTTCACCATTGATTAGTTTATACAACCTTACTGGTAATTGCGATATGTCTTCTGGGAATTTCTTTTCCATGTATGTATTTATAATAATTTCACCTCATGTATCTTGAATTTGAACCTTTCTTTTGAATATATTTTTATCCTTTCACCGCTATGATTTAAGGTATAATTCTTATTAGATTTCCAGTGTAGGTCATCCGCTAAGTCATATATCGTTGTATCTAGCGTACTCTTTCTTAATCCTCTACCAATACTTTGCAATACTCGTATCTGACTCTTACTTGGACTTGCAAATATAATATTGTGTAGGTTAACTATATTTATACCAGTAGAGAATGTACCGTATGAACACACTAATATAGCATTAGACTCTTGTTCAGTGATAGCTCTAATTTCTTCGCGCGTGTCAGCAGGTGTCTTACCGCTTACATAAAACACTTTGCGCTTATTATCTGTTGCACCATCTATTAATCTAAACAGTGGTTCACCATGCTTCTCTACATATTGGAATAATACTAATGTGTTACCTTTTAGATCGATAGCTAAATTCTTTATAAAGTTATTTCTCTTCTGACTTGTAACAATCCAATCTACTTCGTCTTGGTATTTCATCTTACTTACTTCTTTACAATGCTCGTCAGGATGTTTAAGTAATAATACATCAATCGATATATTAGCAAGATCACCACGATCGATTAATTCTTTACTTGTTGTGATATTCTTATGTGGTCCAAACAAACCTTCGAGGACAAGCTTATGTGTTTGTGTACCATCTAATGTACCTGTTAAGCCATATCGATAGTTTGCATTCACACATTTAGTAAGGATACTTGTAAGTGATTTAGCTTTAAATCCATGAGCCTCGTCACCGATCACCATACCGAACTGTTCAAAATATCCTTTTTGCATTTTGTATATAGATTGCCATGTAGACACATAGATCTTTTTAGTCTTATGACCTTTATCTTTACCAGCCATAATCTCATGACACATACCTTCTGCATCAAACAACGCATCATGCTCTGAGTACTTTGCAAAGTCTCCTACCATTTGTTTAACAAGTGAAGTAGTAGGAACAATTAATAATACTTTATCTGCAATGTGGTCATAGCTCATATCTAAGTAGTATCTCATCATGAGATATATGATATAAGA